GACCTCCTTACCAGCCCGAGCAGACTCTGCACACAACGGAGGTCACAGAATCCGCAAGCCGGTTTGTGAAGTTTCCCGGCAGGATGTGCGTCAACCGCCAGCATGGAAACGTGCTGGCTTTCTTGATATTCCCAAGCCGTCCATCCGGGCGGCTTTTTGATTTTACGGCAAGAGAGGTGGTGACGTGGCCAACGAAGAAAATCTCATCCCGTTCAACGAACGAACGGAGAGCGAACAGAGACAGATCGCCCAGAAGGGCGGCATTGCTTCCGGTGCGGCCCGCCGCCGCAAGCGCAGCATGAAAGAAGCCGCCGACTACTATCTCAGCCTGCCGGAGACCGACCGCCGCCGGGTGAATGCCCTGCTGCGGGATGAGGTGGACAATGAGGACATCGACAATCAGATGTCGGTGGTCATGGGCATTACTGAAGCCGCCAAGCGCGGTGATGCCCGGGCGGCAGGCGTGCTGCTGAAGATGCTGGGCGAGGAGACCGTGCAGGAGGACCCCGCCGCCGCTGCACTGGAAGCTGCCCGCAAGCTGCTGGGAGGTGTGGACAGTGCCATTGACTGAGTTTCAGCAGGAGTTCCTTCGCAATTGCTCCCACCGCTGGAACGTCAAGACTGGGGCCACCCGCTCCGGCAAGACCTATCTGGACTGCGCCGTTACCATCCCCAAGCGCATCTGCGCGGCCCGGGACGAGGGCCTTTGCGTCATGCTGGGCAACACCCTCGGCACGCTGGAACGCAACGTGCTGGAGCCCATGCGGGCCCTCTGGGGTCCGGAGCTTGTGGGCGTGGTGCGCACCTCGGCGTCCGGCAACATCGTGCAGCTGTTTGGCCGCAAGGTGTACGTGCTGGGTGCCGACAACAAAAAGCACATTGCCCGCATTCAGGGCGCAGCCTTCGAGTACGCCTATGGGGACGAGATCACCACATGGGACGAAGGTGTATTTCAGATGCTGAAAAGCCGTCTGTCCTGTCCGCACAGCCATTTTGACGGCACCTGCAACCCGGATAACCCCCAGCACTGGTTCAAGCAGTTTCTGGACAGCGACGCGGACATCTACTGTCAGGCCTACACCATCGACGACAACCCCACTCTGCCGCCGGAGTTCGTGGCACAGCTGAAAAAGGAGTACGCGGGCACGGTCTACTATAACCGCTTCATCCTCGGCCAGTGGGCCGCAGCGGGCGGCATTATCTACCGCCCTTTTGCAGACAGCATTGCCTCCGGGGATGGCCGCTTTCTCTGGCCCGCAGCCACCCCCTGCCGCCCGTGGCGCATCCACATCGGGGTGGACTTCGGCGGCAACGGCTCTCGGCACGCATTCGTGGCTGCCGGCATCCTGCCCTACTACGCGGGGGTCGTGGGTCTGGCATCCGCCCGCATCGACCCGAAGGATCAGGATGCAGACTTCCTCGCCGCGCAGCTCATCGATTTCTGCGCCGCCGTGTTCGCACGGTACGGCGAGATCCACTATCTTTTCTGCGACAGCGCCGAACAGACGCTGATCAACCACATCCGCACCCGGCTGCGGGCCTGCCCGCTTTCCTGGCTGGCCGACCGGGTGCAGAACAGTGCCAAGATCCAGATCATCGACCGCATCCGCCTGACATCCATTCTCATGGGTGGCGGGCGCTTTTGGTATATGCCGGAAGCCGCCACCCTGCGGGATGCGCTTGCTGCGGCTCTTTGGAGCCAGAAGCACCCCGGCGTGGATGAACGTCTGGACGACGGCACCACCGACATTGATACATTGGATGCGTTCGAGTACACCATCGAACGCGATTACAGGAGACTGACTGCAAGATGAACGTTGCCGCTTTTATCGATCACCTGAACAAAACAAAGCATCTTCACCTCGATGCGGACTACTACGGCAACATCGAAGTCTGGCGGCAGTGGTGGAAGGGCGACGTGCCCGACATCCACGACCAGAAAGAGGACACACCGGACGGCAGCACCATTTCGCGGCGTCTAGCTTCCCTGCGGATGCCGAAGCACGTCTGCGAGGACTGGGCAAACCTGCTGCTCAACGACAAGACCACTCTCCAGATCGGCGATGCATCCACATCTGCCTATCTGCTGGGCAGCGATGAACAGCAGACCGGGGGCCTTTTGCGGCAGCTGCATTTCTGGGAGAACGCAAACCGGCTGGTGGAGCAGGCCTACTGGTCGGGCACCGGCGCTTTTGTGATGAGCGTGGAGAACCTGACGGTGGATGCCTCCGGCAACGCTCTGCCTTCGCCGCAGGGGAGCATCCGGCTGGACTACGACCCAGCCTGCTGCATCCTGCCCATCAGCGTGGAGCGCGGCGTTGTGACCGAAGCGGCCTTTGTGTCCGAGTGCATGATGGGCGGAAAGCCTGCCGTCTACCTGCAGACCCACACGGTCAGGAACGGCAGCCGCACGATTACCAACGAATGGTTTGAGGTGACGGACGACATCTCCGGCACGCCGAAATTCGCGAAGATCACCGAGGACAAGACCCCGCCGGGCACGGTAAAGAGCATCACGGTCGGCGGCTCACCGGCATGGTTCAGCCTGTTCAGCCCGGCGGCTGCCAAGAACATCGACGGCGGCATGGGGCTGGGCATGAGCATCTTCTCCGAGGCGCTGGACGCGGCACAGATGGTGGACTACGCCTTCGACAACTATCGGCAAGACATCCGCCTCGGCGGCAAGAAGATCTTCTATGACCGCTCCCTGTGCCGCAAGTGGGTGGACAAGGAAGGCATCGAGCACGCCGTGCCGCCGGATGCCGTCCACCGGCAGATCTTCTACGAGCTGCCCACGCCGGAAGGCGGCATCGACCAGCCCGCTGCATGGCGGGAGTATAACCCCGACCTGCGCACCGCTTCCAACCATCAGGCGGTGCAGGACGCGCTGGACATGATGAGCTTCAAGTGCAAACTGGGCTGCCACCGCTATAAGTTCGATCAGGGCACCGTGACCACCGCCACCGAGTACACCGGCAGCCGTCAGGATCTGGTGCAGAACGCCAACAAGAACCAGATCCCCATCGAGACGGCACTGATCGGCATTCTGCGGGCCATCCTGTGGGCCGCAAAGAACCTGCTGGGCGCACCGGTGGACCCGGAGACCAGCATTTCCGTCAACTGGGACGACAGTTACATCGTCAGCGAGGCCGAGCGCACCAGCCAGCTGCGGGAGGACGCTCTGGCAGGCCTCGTGCCCCGCTGCCGGTACCTCTCCGCCCGGTACAGCCTGAGCGAGGAGGAAGCCCACCAGTGGACAGAAGAAGCCAAGGCAGACAGCCAGTCCGAAGAGCAGATCACCTTCGGGGGTGCCTGATGCTGCCGCCGTCTTACCTCGACCAGATGCCGGATGCCTTTGTGCAGCTCTGGCAGCAGGTCGAGGACGCGATCTTACAGGACGTTGCCCGGCGCATCGGCAAGATGGACAAAGTGACTCCCACCGCTAACTGGCAGCTGTGGCGCTACCAGCAGACCGAGGCGCTGCGCAACGACGTGGTGAAGCTGCTGGCGAAGTACACCGGCAAGAGCGAAACGGCCATCCGCAAGCTGCTTTTGCAGGCCGCCACCGAAGCCATGGAGCGGGAGGATGCGATCTATTACCACTACGACATGGAGCCGCCCCCTTTTGAAGAGAACGCCGCTCTGAACAACCTGCTGGATGCCGGCGCGCGGCAGACCTGCGGCACATGGCAGAACCTGACCGCCACCACGGCAAACACCGTCACAGGGGCCTTTGAGCGCACACTGGACGCTGCATGGCTCAAGGTGAGCACCGGTGCCTTCGACTACAAAACCGCCGTCAAGCAGGCCGTGGACAGCCTTGCAGACGACATGCCCATGGTCACCTATCCCAGCGGCCACACCGACAGCATCGAGGTGGCCGCCCGCCGTGCCGTGCTCACCGGTGTAAACCAGACGACTGGCAAGCTGCAGGTGGCCCGCATGGACGAAATGGGCTGCGAATTTGTGGAGACGACCGCCCACGGCGGTGCCCGTCCTTCTCATGCAGAGTGGCAGGGCAGGCGCTTTCACCGGGGCGGCGCGGTGGACTACAAGGGCAGGCACTACCCGGATTTTGAAGCCGCCACCGGCTACGGCACCGGCGCAGGCCTTTGCGGCTGGAACTGCCGCCACACCTTTTTCGCGGTGTTCCCGGAACTGGGCGACCCGCCCCAATGGACACAGGAGCAGCTGCGGGAGCTGAACGCCCGGAACATCGAGTGGAACGGCAAAAAGTACACCGCCTACGAGATATCCCAGATGCAGCGTGCCAGGGAGCGGAACGTCCGCCGCTGGAAAAAGCGGTATCTGGCCGAGGATGCTGCCGGGCTGGACACCACTGACAGCGCTGTGCGCCTGAGAGCAGCCCGCCAGAGCCTTGCAGAGTTTGCACAGGCCACGGGTGGCCGTGTGGACAGCGCCCGTGTCAGCGTGCCCAAGTTCGGCAGGAGCGAAGCCAGCAGGGCAAGCGCACAGGTGCGGAAGGTGGAGCCGCATAAGGTTCAAAGCACACGGGGTAGCGGCGGCGCATCTGGGCAGAATGGAAAAACCGTGCGTAAAGTTTTGGGAAAGGTCGATACGACCAACACAAAACAGGTTGACGCGCTTAAAAATTCGTTCTGTTCTGGCTATGCAAAATCTGACGTTGAGCATATGATGGTCATTACAAAAGATGGAGAAGTCCATTATATGACCGACAACAATCCCAGAGGGGTTGACTGTTCGTATCTGGGTGGTAAACTGGAAGGTAGTTACAACATTCACACCCATCCACCGAAAACCACGCAATATTCTTTTAGCACAGACGCAGATATCCCCGGCGCATTCGCTGACGGTACTGCTGTCATGGAAGCGGTTGACTACAAATACCGCTATCGTTTTGTTGTACCTGAAAATATCACGTTTGAGCAGTGGGAAGCCGTGTGTGAGGAAGTTCGCGAGGAGCGAAATGCCGTAATGGAAAGCAGAGGGTATGGCTTCGATGATTATGAAGAAAATATCCAGCATGTCATTATTGACGAAACATGCCGCAGACTTGGCTTGAAGTGTTATCACAGGGAGAAGCGAACATGATTTATACTCTGGAACAGATTGACCAGCTCACAAAGGAAAGCGTCCGGCGTGAAAATGCGCTCATTGCTGAATATCGGCGTACACATACAGTCCCCGGCAGAGGGGTTATTTCTACTCCAGAAATTGATGCCGAGCGTGCAGAGCAAAAGCGTCTGTATGGGGAATACCTCAAAGCTCTTGCCAACAAGGATTAACCACCATCCACCCGGACGGTGGTTTTCTTTTACCCATTTTTCAGGAGGTACACTATGGTTACTACGGTTCTTGTTGTTTTGATGATCCTTGCGCTGCTTGAGATCGTTCTGCTGAACGGTGCCCGGCTGTTTTTCATGATCGTATCTGCAATTCAGACCGCGCAGGACGATAAATACACGCCGCACCCGCACCCCAAAAAGTAACACCGGCTAAAACACCCCTGTTTTAGTCGATATCAAGCACGATGCAGTTTGCACCGTGCTTTTTTTCATGCCGTTTTAGCTCATGTTGGCAGAGCACCGGTCTCCAAAACCGGAAGCGGCAGGTTCGAGCCCTGCAAACGGTGCCATGCGGCGGGCGGCGCGTACCCCGCCCACGACCGAATACTGACAGAGAACAGTGTAAAAAACTGAGGTCTCACACACGAAAGGAGTTTCCACCATGAAGCGTGAAGACGTGAAGAACAAGATCCCCGGCATCACCGACGAACAGCTGAACTGGATCATGCAGGAGAACGGCGCAGACATCAACCGGGAGAAGTCTGCCGCCACGGCCCTGCAGACCCAGCTGGACAACGCAAACGCCCAGCTCAAGACCGCACAGGACGGCCTGAAAGCCTTTGACGGCGTGGACGTGGCAGGCCTGCAGGAGCAGGGCACCAAGCTGAAGGCCGACATGAAGGCGCAGGCCGAGGGCTTTGCCTTCGATAACGCCCTGAATGCCGCCATCATGAGCAAGAAGGGCCGCAGCGTCAAGGCAGTGCGGGCTTTGCTGGATCTGGATGCCTTGAAAGGCTCTGCCGACCGCAGTACCGACATTGCAAAGGCACTGGACGATGCTGCCAAGGCGAATCCGTGGGCCTTTGGTGAGGACGGTGCAGCCGGTGTGGCCGTGGTCTCCACCGGAGCCGAGCACGGTGCCCCGCCCGCCAACGAGAGCGATGGTGTGGAAGCCGCTTTCAAATCCCTGAACCCTGAACTGAACCTGTAACAACGAAAGGAGATTTCTATGGCACATGCAAGTCAGGAGCGTTACTCCGCTCTGGTGGATGCAAAGCTGCGTGCGACTCTGGTCACCCGCGACAATACCATCTTCAACAACCGCTACGAGGGCAGCCCCAAGGCCGGTAAGGTCAAGATCCCTGTCCGCGACACTGAGGTTGCCGTCAAGGCCTACGACAAGGCAAACGGCGTGGATGCCGATGCCGGCACCACCACCTATCTGGATCTGGACATCGACAACGACGAGGCCGTGAACGAGATCATCGACGGCTTCGACGCTGCATCCGTGCCCGACGGCATCACCGCCGAGCGTCTGGACAGCGCAGGCTACTCCATGGCTCTGTCCATCGACAAGAAGTCCATCGAGGCGCTGCAGGGCGCAGCGGGTGCCAACATCAGCGCCACCAAGACCGCCTGCACCGCTTCCACCGCCTACAAGGAAGCTCTGGCCGCAAAGCGCACCCTGAGCCGCAACGGCGTGCCGCAGGCCGGCCGCTGGATGATCGTCAGCCCCGAGTATCTGGAGCTCCTCATGCAGGACGACCGCTTCATCAAGCAGGGCGATCTGTCCCAGCAGCTGGTGCAGACCGGCGCAGTGGGTCAGATCGCGGGCTTTGCGGTGTACGAGTCCAACAACATGGATTTCGAGAACACCACCCGCGTGGCCAGCAAGAAAACCACCACCGAGTTCATCTGCGGCCACCCCAACTGGTGCCACCGCGTCATGGAGTGGCAGACCACGGTGCACCTGCAGGATCTGGGCGGCTCCGGCAAGTACATCGGCGCATCCGCTGTGCAGGGGCGCAAGGTGTACGGCATCAAGGTGTCCAAGCCCAAGACCCTGTACATCAAGCGCATCGAGGCGTAAGGCCATGCTCTACTGCACCTATGACCAGTATGCGGCTGCAGGCGGTACAGTGCCGGAAGCGGCCTTCGGTGTGCTGTGCAGCCGTGCTTCCCGCATGATCGATGCCGCCACCTTTGGCCGGGCAGAGAGCCACGCCGCTGGGTGCGAGGCCTGCCGGGCAGCGCTGGCAGATGCCTGCGCCCAGATCGTCGGCCTGCTGGCCGCTGCGTCTGCGGCGGGCGCTGTGCCGGGTGCTGCCAGCGTCTCAAACGACGGCTACAGCGTCACCTTTGGCAGCAATGCCAGTGTGACCGCCGCCGCCCGGCAGGAAGCCTATGAGATCATCCGCACCGCGCTGGGCAGTGACCCGCACGGCCTGCTGTACAGGGGGATTTTGTGATGCAGACAGCTGTTACTGTTGTGAACCTCATCCACGACACTGCCACCGAGACGGACAGGCCGGTGTGCTGGGTGTTCGCCGGGTGCAGCTGGCGGGAATGCCGCTCCACCTCCGGCTCCGGCTCCGGCACTGCCAAGGACCCGGAGCGCACCACCCACATCCGCATCCCGGCCAGCGTGTGCACCATGGGCTACCTGCCCTATGCCCAGTGGGCGGCGCTGTCTGCAGCGGAAAAGACCAAGCACTGGACCCTGAAACGCGGCTGGAAGCTGGTGCAGGGCGCGGTGCCTGCCTTGACCGAAGCCGAGTATGCCAAACTCGAAAAAACGCACCTATGCTGCACGGCAGCGGCTGTCTCGGACGACCGGGAGCCGCTGCTGCCCCACTGGCACGTGGAAGGGAGCTGAGACTGTGAGCAAGCCCATTTTTGAACAGCCTGCCGGATATCGCTTCCGGGCAGACGGTGTGCAGATGTCTCTGGACTGGCAGACAAATTTCGGCGCAGAGAAAACCGCTGCTTTGCAGAAAGCACAGTTCGCCACCGCGCAGAAAGCCGCCGCTCTCATCGACCAGTACGTGCCTTTCGATACCGGCATATTGAAAAACAGCGTGAATCAAGCCAGCAAGTTTGACGAAGGCTTGCTGGTCTATAACACGCCTTATGCACGCAGGCAGTTCTATCTTCACCCTGAAGGCGAATGTCTGCACGGTGAAAATGGGCTGCGCGGCTCTTACTGGGGACAGCGTGCTTTGGCCGATTACGGTGAAGCCATTGCCTACATTGCCACACAGGCCGTCACCACATTCTGGGGAGGGATGGGTCACTTATGAGCGAAACCGTAAAGCCCACCATTGCCGCCCTGCGGGCATGGCTCAAGACCTGCCCGCTGATTGCCGACGAGCAGGAAGCCACCGGTGCAGCATTCCGCATTGCCGGACTGGAAGAAGAATCTACCGCCTTTTCCATCGAGGACAGCCCCGGTGATCCCATCATCACCAAGTACATCTCCGGCTGGGAAATGGCGAAGAATTACCTCTTCCTCAGCCGCCGGGAGTACAGCGAGGTGGATGCCGTTAACATCCAGAACAGCGGCTTTTTCGAGCAGCTCACCGAGTGGGTCATGCAGCAGGATGCCCGGCACAACCTGCCCGACCTCTCGGCCTGCGGCGGGGGCAAGACCCCTACCGGCATTGCCGTGACAAATAGCGGCTACATCGTCACAAACAGCGCGGGCAGCTGTAAGATGCAGCTGCAAATGTGCCTGACCTACTACATGCCAAAATGAAAGGAGTTTTGATATGACCGTATCCGAAGCCATTACCAAGTCCGGCATCACGCCCAGCGCGTCGTATACCGGCATTGAGACGACGAACGATTTTGTGCTGGCGTTCCAGATCGATAGCACCCAGACTAAGGAAAGCCAGTGGGTGGTTTGCGCCGACCATGTGAAGGAGCATTCCGGCTCCCTGAACGCCACCACCGAGGATGCTCAGTACATCCGTACCGGCAACGTCACCGAAAAGACCGGCACCCAGCGCACCCTTACCGTCAACGGCGACCGCTGCGTGGGCGATGATTTTCAGGATTTTGTGCTGAGCCACAAGATCGTGTACGGTACCGGCAGCGATATCATTGTGCCGTACATCTACTTCAGCCTGCGCACCGGCAAGGGCGAGAAAGGCAGCGCTTCCATCATCGTCACCACCGACGTGGGCGGTGCAGCCGGTTCCAAGGCCACCTTTGCCTGCGACGTGAAGGCCATCGGCACGCCGGACGAGTTTGACTACAACCCCGCCACCCAGTCCGCTGAGCCTGCCAAGGCCGTCAAGGGCTGATTTTTTTCAAACACAGTCCCCGCTCCGAACCGGAACGGGGATCTTTTATGCCGTGATTAGTTTTCTCCGGGGCAGAACCGGGGCACGGCTCAACTGAAAGGAGCCAGAACATGGTTATTTGTGGACAGGAATTTGATTTTTCCCTGATGAACGCCAACGACCTTGACCGCTTTGAGGATGCCAACGAGCGGATGCAGCGCCGGAGCGCCGAGGAGTCGGAGCAGTTCCGGCGCGGCGGTGTCCGTCTGGGCGACCATGCACGTGCACAGGCACGCATTGCCATGGATTGCATCGACGAGATCCTCGGTGCAGGCTCGTCCGCCCGTCTGGGACTGGATGAAAACAACATGGCCCCCATCTATGACGTGATCGAGGAGCTGGGCAATGCCTTTGCCGCCGAGAAACAGCGCTATGCCGCAAAGCCTGCCCAGCTCATGAACCGGGAGCAGCGCCGCGCACAGGCCAAAAAGGGCAAGCACAATCCGCCTGTAAGCTATCCCGCACCGCCTGCCTCCCGGATGGTGGAGCGGGTGGATGCGCAGGTATCCGCAAAGCAGAAAACCGAGCGGCTGATCGATGCCCGGCAGGCTATGAATGCCCTGCGGGATGATCCTGATGCCATGCAGCAGCTGGCGGCATACGCACTGCAGATTGCCGCAGAGCGCCATGTCTGATCTGCTGCTGGACGAGTTGCCCACCCGGTGGCATGGACACGAGATCATCCCGGATTTCCGGCCCATGGTCTGGCTGGTCAACACCTATGTGCGCGGCCAGACAGGAGATGATCCCATCGGTTTTGCGGTCAGCGCTCTCTGGCGTTTTTACAAAGACCCACACTGTTTTCTGAACGACCCTCAGAAGATCATCGATGCCTACGGGTACATGATCGAGTTTTATAAGGCGGGCGAAAAAGCAGCCGAAAGCGCCGCAGCTGAAAGCAGTACCGCGCCCTCTTCCGGTCTTGCCTTCGACTACCAGTGCGATGCCGGTTACATCGTGGCGGCATTCCAGCAGGCCTACGGCATCGACCTGACCCGCGAAAAGGTGCACTGGTTCCGGTTCCGGGCGCTGTTCGCCGCCCTGCCGGAGGATACCCTCATGGCAAAGATCATGAGCTGGCGCACCATGGATCTTTCGGAATACGAAGGCTCCATGCGCGACCGCTACGCCGACCTGCAGGAGCGCTTTGCCCTGCCTGCTGAGCTGAGAGGGGGTGCCGCCCGTGTCGTGTCCGTCGAAGAGCATGACGCTGCGTTCCTTGCGCGGTTCCGGCACTAGCCGCGCCCCGGTGCCCTGCCCCTATTGCGGCCGGGCGCTGCCGGTGTGGGCAGAAAATGCCGCATCCGCCCATGGCCTGTGGGTAAAATGCAAAAATCCCGCCTGTAAGCGGGAGGTAGAGATCAAGTTATAACAGCCTGTGCCCTTGTGCCCGCGCTCCGAATGAGAGGTGGACACAGTGGCAGATTTCAGCATCACCGGTGAAGTAAGGCTGAACAGCGACCCGGCAGAAAAAAGCACCAGTAAGTGGACGGTAGCCGCCGGGCAGATGATCGCGGACTTTGCAAAACAGGCATCGTCCAAGCTGGCCGAGGTGGTCAAGAGCGGCGTGGACTACAACGCCACCATGGAAAGCTACCTGACCAACTTCAAAGTCATGCTGGGCAACGAGGAGGCCGCCGCCACAAAGCTTTCTGAGATCCGCAAAATGGCGGCGGCAACGCCTTTCAGCCTGTCCGACCTGACCGAGGGCACCCAGACGTTGCTGCAGTTCGGCATTGCGGCAGACGACACCACCGGCGTGCTGCAGCGGCTGGGTGATATCTCGCTGGGCAACGCCGAGAAACTGCAGACCCTGACCCGCGCCTACGGCAAGATGTCCAGCGCCCAGAAGGTCACGCTGGAAAACGTCAACATGATGATCGATGCGGGTTTCAACCCGCTGAACCAGATCTGTGATGCCACCGGCGAGAGCATGTCCGACCTGTACAAGCGCATTTCGGACGGCAAGGTCAGCTTCAGCGAGCTGGAAGCAGCTGTGGAAGCCGCCACCAGTCAGGGCGGGCAGTTCTACAACGGTATGCTGGAAGCCAGCCAGACCTTCAGCGGGCGCATGTCCACCCTGAAGGATAATGTCAGCGCCCTGACCGGTGAGCTGACCAGCGGCCTGTTTGCGGCTCTGGGTGATTTGGTGGTCAAGCTGAACGAGGTGGTGGTCTCCTTCCTCGACAGCGACGAGAAGATGGCCCAGCTCAAGGAGACCATCGGCATTGCAACGGCTGTTGTGGCCGCTGCCGGAACAGCGTTTCTGACCTACAAGGGCTATGTAGCCGCCGCTACTGCAATTGAAGTGGTTCACACTGCCGCGACCACGGCCATGACCGCTGCTCACAAAGCCGCCGAAGCCGGGGCGACCGGCCTTGCAGTCGCGCAGGCAGGTTTGAACGCGGTTCTCAAGGCGAACCCCATCGGTCTGGTGGTGTCCTTGCTGGCGGCTCTGGCGGCGGGTCTCGTGACGGCCTATAAGACCAGCGAGACCTTCCGCAATGCCGTCAACTCCGCATTTGCGTCTGTGAAAAAGATCGCACAGAACGCCATCGGCACGGTGGTGGACTGGATCAATGAGCTGGTCGCCAAAATCAGGGGCGCGGCGGCTGCACTGGCAAACCTGAAAAACGGTGTCGGTGCGGCACAGGACGCCTACAATGCCGCCTACAACGGCTACATGGACAACTATAACAAGCGCAAGAACGCGAAACAGTGGGACAGCTCCCACAAAGACCTCGAATGGGACGATGACAACGGATGGGTCCCGAAGGGCACAAGCAGCTCCGGCAACGGCAGCAGCCGTGCCGGGAGCCAGACAGCCGCGAACCCCTACCCGGCCATCACCAGCGGAGCCAAGAAGGCCAGCAAGGCCACGAAGCAGGCCGCCGCAGAAGTCGTCAAGTCTATCTCGGACACCACGACCGAAATCGACGGCAAGATCACCCGCACCACCGAAAACATCACCGAAACGCTCTCCAACGGCAAGACACAGCAAAAGCAGGTCATCACCGAGACTTCCCGGCAGATGGTGGATGGTGTGCTGAAGGACATCAAGACCGTCACCAGCATTGCCGCCGACGGCACCAAGACCGTCAAGCAGACCATGGAGACGGTGCGGGAGACCGCCAAGACGGTCACTTCCACCTTCGAGACGCTGGCAGACGGGGTCAAGACCACCACCCAGACCGTCACCGAGACCCTGACCGACGGCACCGAGACCCAGAAGCAGGTCATCACCGAGGTCTACGACGACATCGTGGACGGTGCCCTCGTGACCATCGAGCGGGTCAAGACCATCGCGGCCGACGGCACCGTGCAGGTGGCTGAGCAGATCAAAAAGTCCAGCGCGGACACCTTTGACGGCCTGTGGAAGGAGATCCAGACCGAAGCAGATACCGGCGTGCTTGGCACCTTCGATGATCTGTACACCGCCGTCAAGAACCAGGACTGGCTGAGCATCGGCAAGTGGGTCGCAAGCACCATCTACAGCGGCCTGACCGCCGACCAGAAAAAGCAGGTCAATGATTTTGCCCTTGGCATCGTGACTAAGCTCAACAAAGCGCTGGGCGGTGCCCGCGATCAGCTGGTACAGGGTGCCATTGATCTTGGCGGGCAGATCGTGAACGGCCTGACCGGCGGCTTCTCTGAGGTCTGGCAGCAGGCACAGGGCCTTGGTTCCACCCTCGTGTCGGTCTTTCAGGGCCTGCAGGGGCCGCTGAGCACGGCGGCTCTCGCCATCAGTCAGGGCCTGAGCGGCGGTCTGCTGTCCAGCTTCCCCACCATTTTTGCGGGCGTGGCCACCATGGTAGGCACTATCGGCGCAGCGTTTGAGGGAATGCTGACCGCCATTTCTGCCGCGCTGAGCGCGACTGTTTTCGGCATCCCGATGGGCCTGATCGTGGCAGCGGCAGCGGTCGCGCTGGGCGTTGCCATTGCGGCCATCGTGGGCAGCATGGGCGGCTCCAAAAAGAACGTAAGCCACGGCGGCGGTTCCGCTGGCGGCGGTTCGTCCGGCTCCGGCGGCATGGGCAGCGTGGATATCACCACCGGCACCGGTAGTCTGGAAGATGCCATCAACGCCAACACCAAGGCGCTGGAAAAGACAAACTCTGCCCTTGCCGATATGATCCGGCAGGCGGGAGCTCTGGTGCTTTCCGACAACATGCGCCTCGGCTCCACCGTGGCCGCTTCCGGCACTGCACAGGTGGTGTCCGCTGCCAACAGCTACCACCGCGAGGGCGACACCAACATCACCCAGAACTTCTACAACGGCCACGACACCGCCGCCGCACAGCAGCGGGAAGCCCGCTGGGAAGCCGACAAGGCCAAGGCTCGCAAACGATGAAAGGAGGACACTGTGCTTTTTAAGGATCATCTCAAGATCGTGACAGATGCCGGTGCCGTCCTGCATCTGGGCTGGGACTACGATGCCCCCTACCTTCTCGACCCGCTGAACGGGGTGGATGTGGACCTGCAGACCGCGCAGGGTGTCAATCAGGTGGGCGACACAGTGGAGGGTCAGAGCGTCTCCGGCGTGTCCCGCACCCTGTCGGTCGTGTTCTGGGGCAGGGATGCGTTGACCCGTGCAAGAGCTTTTACCAAAAAGCTGCCCTACTTCACCAAGGGCACCCTGTACTTTGGCGACCACTATTTCACCCGGTTCGTGCTGCAAAAACTGCCCTATTTTTCCAGCTACACGCCGGACCCGCGCTGTGAGCTGATGCTCTACAGCGAAAAGCCCTTCTGGTACGACCTCAACGCCGTCAGCAGCGTGCTGGGCGGGTATGAGAAAGCGTTCCGGTTCCCCATCTGCTATGACAGCCACATCTACGGCATCAAGCGGGACGGCACGGCGGCAGTGCTGCGCAACGAGGGCAGCCTTCCGGTGCCCTTCACGGCCACCCTGCGGTGCGACATGCCGGTGACGCATCCCAAGGTGGTGGATCTGCAGACCGGGGCCTTCATCGGCTTTGACCTGACCCTGCAGCCGGACGAGACGCTGGAAATCTACCGCAGCACATCCGACCGGCTGGCCTGCACCCTGACCCGGGCAGGCGTGACCGAGAACATCTTTGCAAAGCTGGACGAGGACAGCACCCTCACCGAGCTGCAGCCCGGCGATAACATGCTCTCCATGCAGGCCGAGAACGGCTCCGGCTACCTGCAGGCATCCGTGAGCTTTTACCCGATGGAGGCGGGCATCCTGCCCGAACCGCTATGAGAATAGACGTTTTGGACGCAGACACCCTTGCCCGCGTGGGCTGGGTGGACGTGTGGGTGTCCCTCTATTGGGACAGTCCCTATTACTCCGAGGGCAGCTTCACGCTGGAAGTGCGCCCCACCACCGAGAACCTGCAGCTTTTGCAGGAGGGCCGCTGGCTGGTGCGCAGCGACGAGAACCCCCGCATCCCCATGCGCATCTGCTCCCGCGCCAACCAGAACGAGGACGCGAACCTTGTGGTGTCCGGCTACCCGGCAACATGGCTGCTGACAAAGCGCGTCTCTGCTGTGACGGTGAAGAACCAGAACGCGGAATCCGCCATGCGCAGCCTTGTGAGCGCCGCAAAGCCATGGCCCCGCCTTGCGCTGGGCACCGAGTACGGCTTTGACACCACCTTTGAAAAACAGACCTCCGGCGGCACGGTGTTCGACTACTGCAAGACCATCGGGCAGGCCTGTGATCTGGGGTTCCGCATCGTGCTGGACGGCAAGGGCAGCAGCAAGCGCCTGCTCTTCGAGTGCTTCCGCCCCACCTTCGACCCAAACCGCCGCTACAGTCCCAAGTGGGGCAATCTGCTGAATTCCGGGTGGAGCTTTTCCGATACCGATTACGCCAACGTGGCCCTTGTGCAGGGCGCTGGCGAAGGTGACGAGCGCGCCACCGTCTGGGTGGGCGATGTGAACGCTACCGGCTCCGACCGGCGGGAAATGTACGTCGATGCCCGTGACGTGCAGCCGGAGGACGGCGAGACCAGCACCAGCCAGAGCTATCTGGAAAAGCTGGCTGACCGGGGCGGCGAAAAGCTGCTGGCCCAGCTGCGCACCGGGTCCATCGAGTTTGACGTGGACGACGACACCCTGCAGGTGGGCGACGTGTTGAGCGCCAGCCTGCCCCAGCTGGGCTACACTGCCATGGTGCGGGTAGCCGACATCATCACCCAGAGCGAGGACAGCGGCACAACCCGCACCATCCGGCTGGGCACGCCCACATGGCACAAGACCTGAAAGGAGGACTTTATGGCTGATATCATTACTTACCCCGAAAACGGCATTACCTACGATGCCGACGACGCTTCGGGTTACCTCGCCACCCGCCTGAGCGGCGTGTACAGCGCCGAGGAGGATTTCTCCGTCACGGCACAGGGCGGCCTGAGCGTACAGGTGAGCGCCGGTCAGGCATGGGTGCGCCCGGCACGGTTCAAGGGCCGCAGCATCATCATGGAGCAGCCCACCACCGTGGTGCTCACCGAAGCGGACCCTGTACGCAGCCGCATTGACCGCATCGTGCTGCGCTACGATGCCGCCGCCAAAAAGACCAGCCTGCAGGTGCTGGAAGGTGTCCCGAATTCTGCCGGGCCTGCTGCCCCGGCCATCACCCGCACCGAGCTGATCTACGACCTCTGCCTTGCCGAGATCAAGCGCCCTGCAGGCTCCACCGCCGTTACCGCCGCCGACATCTACGACACGCGCGCAGATGAGACCGTCTGCGGCGTGATGCGGGATGGTGTGCATGGCATCCCCACCGGCACGCTGGTGCAGCAGTGGAAGGCCGTGATCGAATCCATGAGGGGTGGCAGCTTTTATACCCGTGCCGAGGTGGATGCGCTGTTGAAAAGCTTGAAAAGCGTGGATCCTTTTCCCGTGGGCAGCATCTACCAGAGCACCGCACGTACAAGCCCTGCCGCACTGTTCGGCGGTACATGGCAGGAGATTGCGCAGAACCGGGTACTGATGGGTGCTGGCAGCGGCCACGCAGCGGGCACCACCGTGGAGGCCGGACTGCCGAACATCACAGGCTCTTTTGTCGCGG